CGTCACCCGAGACCGTTCCAAGCCCCGTTATCGAAGCACTCGAAACATAGGTTACTTGTGAGCCGGATGAAGAAGTAGCGGTACTGTTTACCGATGAACTAGAGTTCCTTACACGAATGTAAGTAATCTGCGTTTGTGCGTCACCACTGACAGACGAAGCCCCCACCAATACTGCTATGGGGCTTGCGCTTACTGACCCTGCACCCGATGCGGATGCCGCCGCTTCTAAGATGCAAGTGTTCGCATCTGTCCAAACGGTTGAATCAAGCGAGAAGGCTAGACTATCGATGCTCCCGAATAGGTCTAGCTGTTCAAGCGTGAATGGGCCACAAACATCTGCCATTACGCAAAGGTGACAGTCAGAGAACCACTAGCGATCTTGAACACATCGCCCGTGTCGATTGTCTTGGAAGTGGTCAAAGCACCATGTACCAACAGATTGCCAGTAGTGAGAGCATCAAAAATCCCAAAGTGGGTGATGGTTCCCCATGAGCCACCAGCTTGCGGGAAATTGATATCTGCACTAGTGCTAGAAGCACCATTAGAGGGAGCAGCAAAAGTAGCAGACTGACGAGCATAACTCGTACCGCTGCACTCAGTACCACTGCCAGCATCAGTAGGGTCGCTCGTAAACAGAGCAACATAAACAGTAGTAGGTGCTGTATATCCGGTGGCCCGTAAGACTTCATTGATAAGAGCATTCTCTAGATAGTTGGACATTGCAGCCATTTTTTACCTCTTTGATAAAGTCATTGCGAGTGGAACACCCGAGTATTGAGCCGTCTCGTCTGAGCGAGTCAATGTGTCGATTGCCCTTTGATACATGGTCGCCCATGTCTGAATTCTTGCATCGTTCATGATGTACGGTTCTGCCTCTAAGAGAGCAGCGTACAGCAAAGCATCCGGCGCATTCGCCATAAACGCATTGCTTGAATTTCCGCTTGATAGGAATGTCGGAGCAGAGTAATACAGCAATTGAAGCGTATACACATTGTCCGGCATTGGGGCTAACTGAAACTCAGTCGCCAAAATTGTGTAGTTCAACGGTTTACCGCGAACATGAGAATCAGTGTTCCGAATGAACACCGATGGAGACAAGAAACTAAGCGGTTGCGGAGGGTTCCCCGTTACATAGAAGTCTCTAGCCTCAAGAAAATCTGATGGTATCTCTACCGTACCGTCACCACTTGTTGTTGAGGTGGTCACAGATTTGAGCATTTGTCGAATCCGCAATTCTCTGCGGAGTCTTAGTTCTGCAAAACGAATGAAGTCGGGAATCTGATCTGTTAGGTCACTACGGGCCAAATAATTGGCAACCGCTGTACTGAGTTCAGAGAATGTCGCAATGCTCATACTCGCCCCGGTCTAGTTCTGAAAAAACGATTGTCCGGACTGTTTAGGAATTCTTTGAATTTCTTTTCATCCACTACCGCAAAGCCTCTCATGATGCCTTTTGCGTTTAGATCGTCAATCACTGTTAAAGGGATTGAAGCTATCTTATTGCCAAACATATCATCCGACCATCTTGCGCGTTCATCATAGGAATTGAATTCCTTTAGATTTTGCTCAATGTTTGCCGTTATGTCTTGGCGTGTCTCAACGATGATGCCGCCTTCGCCATCGGCGTGGGCAACAGATTGACGAAACTGTGTCATAGAAAAACCCCCATGCGGTTAAACATGGGGGCATTCACTCTTAGGGAGTCAAGTCAGCGATGATGCCGTGGGCGGCTTCGTTGTTCACTTGCAAGGTGTATTCCACCAACAACTGAGTCACTTCCGCGTCACCCGTCTTAGCCAACTCGTTGGTTTGGAAGGGGCGCAGATAAGCCACAGCAGCCATGTCCACATCCAACACAAAGGCAGCTTCATCGCAAGTGTTGGTAGAGGTCATGAAGCGGTTGGGAACGACCGAGATCGTGCCGAAGTCGCTCAGATACACATCAGCAGCACCGATGATGGTGGTGGGTGCATCAGCCGGAGCCATGAAACGCTGTGCAGCAATACCGGTGAAGGCAGAGACCAACTGCTTGTGAGCAGGATTCACCATCAACACTTTGGGATTGCCACCGGAGGCATACACCTCTTTGACCACAGTTTTCAGAGTGGCTTCATCAAAGGTGCGGTTAGTGCCGTTGGTACGAGTGGTCGTGCCGCTTGCGCCAGCAACACCGCTTGTGCCAAAGTCACCGTTAGTCGCCAACCATGTTTGCAAACCACCCAATTTACGAGCAGTGCTTGAGTTACCGTTCGTGCTTGCTTGGTTTGACAACAGAGTGGTTTCCATGTCGCGCTTGATCTCAGCAGAGGCTTTAGCCAATTGGTAAGCCTTCTCAGACTTGCGACCAGCTTTGTCCACAGCTTCCAAAGTGCCGGAGATTTTGATAGTCTTTTGACTGATCTGAGTCTTGTTACCAACCCGAGTGGTCACGCCAATGGTGGCATCGCTTGCGGTATCGCCTTCAACTGCATAGTTAGTCAAAACAGCAGATGCAAGAGCATCAGTCTGCCATTCGTGATTGGTAGCGGTTGCTTTGGCTTTACCGATGGACGACATAAATGGAGTGTCCGTTGGTGAGATCGAGTACACAACATCGGAAAGGTCTTCCCGTTGACCGATAGAGGTGTAGGTTTGATAAGTTGCCATGATTGAATCCTTGAGTTAAACGAACCGTTCAAACGCACTTGCAGCGTCTCGGACTTTGCCGGTTTTCCGCAACTGCGCTACTGCTTTTTTGTGCTGTTCTTGATTGTCTCTTGGCGCAGATACTCCGCTTTTCATCATTCGGGGTGCTTCGGCTACCCTTTTGGATAACTCCGGCTTTCCCTTTTGCAAAGAGGAATACTTCATGCCATGATACAAACTCAGTACAGCACGAGAATCATAGACATTGGCTAACTCTTGGTCTGTCCACCCTATCGACTTGGCGTAGTCCCTAATATCCTTGCGGATTTGGTCGCCGGTCTTTGGGTCTGCGTAGCCCGGTATAGAAGAAGAAAGTTTTTGGCTTTCTTGAGCAATGTGGCTTTGGAGTTTTTCAGAATGTTCCGCTTGTTGCTGTTGGGCAATGCGTTGCTGTTCTGCCTTCAAAACCGCAAGTTGTTCCTTGCGTTGTTGCTGTTCTGCTACCTTGACTGCATACCCGATGGGGTCACTTTCCTTTAGAGCATCCAAGTTCTCACCCTTCGTTTGCTGACTTAGGAATTGTTCCATCATCTGCAAGCGTTGGGCGTACTGATCTCTTACCTTGTTTGCTTCGTCAATTTTCGACCGTTCTGCTTCCACAGCGCGGCGTTGTTCACTAAGCGTTTGGGTTTTCTTTGTGTAGTCGGCCCCAAGTTGATAGCCCTCAATAAGTTGATCGAGAGTTACTTCGCGTTCTTCTCCCGCTGCTTTCACGCGAAAAGTGCTAGTTTGCTCTGTCTCACCTTGTTCAGAATCCACCAACTCGGAATCAACGCCATCATCATTTTCTAAATCTGCATTCTGTTCGACTTGGCCTTCGGCGTTCGGTTCAGAATCCATTAATCCAAAAAATGCAGATGCAGCTTGTTCCACATTCAGCGATTCACTTCCTTGCGGAGCCGTGTTATCACTCATTTCTAACCCAAGTTGTCAGCACTTACCGAGTGCCACGGTGTAATCTTATGATTACAAAATCTTCCACCGCTTCTTCACAATTAGCCCCGTAGCTGCGATTGATTCAAAGTGGCTTTTAATCGATTGTAAAGCATGAATTTTTAAATATGCAAGTTCTCGCGCTTCAATATCTTCCGGCGCAGAGTTAACTATATTCAGCAATTCAGATTGCTTTAATGCTTCCATTTCTTCTAAGAAGAATTCATCGGAGAGCAGATTTTTGGCAAGTTCAAACTTTTCCATTTTGGATACTCGATATGAAGTCTGACATTGATACTTGCGGGATATTGGCAAATTGGTTGCCTTGCAGTCCAGCCCATTGAGTTCCACCCAACAGATTGTCAGTGGTGAACAGTGAGTTTAGGTCTATTGGGG